GGGATTCGAGGGCTTTGACCTGTGCATATATGGCGACATTAGGATTAACCACTGGTACGACAGGAGATGTAAATGTGCCGTCATTGTTGGCAGTCCACCCGACCTGTGGTTGCGGGTTTAGGTTAGTTATATCTTGATAGTTAACCATGTTAAGATTATAGACTTCTTGACCTAGCTGCTCTAGTGTCATGTCGAACTGCTCAATATTGGTTACTACGCCGTTTAAAATCTGTGCAAAAGTATTCATTACCAAATCACCTCCACCATTCCAGGGCCACCAACTTGACCTGTATAACCACCAGATCCTTGAACGCCAGGAGTGCCTACAGTTACCGTGACATTTGATGTGATACCAGAGATGGGGAAGGTTTTTTTTGCATCTCCACCGCCGCCCGCACCGCAACCGACGTAACTATTACCTGCGCCGCCGCCGCCATACCCGCTAGGATTAACGTAAAACCCGCCGACAATGTCACAGGTTCCGCCATGTCCAAAAAGGGACGAACCTCCATAAGAATTACCTGCGGTATGGACATTGCTCCCCTTACCCGGTGTCCCGTTTACCCCTCCGGCGGCTCCATCACTCCCAGTTGTACCTGCGCCCCCACCAGAGCATGAAGCAAATGCCCCAAATGAGGTTGTACCTCCTGCTGTACCACTGCCAGTAGAAACCGCACCGCCGCCACCAGGAGCCGCCATATTAAGCCAAAACGGAGTATTTGCCGTAGTGCCAGCGGGGGGTACAAATACATTTCCTGCAAGGTTAAGACTAGCCCCTGTCGCCGCTATTTGAAGACAAGGATAAATTGATATTGTCGCTGTCGTTCCGCTTGCCGTGACATTTGCCTGGATTGTATATGCCTGAGTGTCGGCACCAACGTAAATTACTTGCGCTGCTTTAAACGTGCCGTTTGATGTGACGCCAGTGAGGGATAATGTTGTTACTCCTGCTGATGCCGTGCAGGTTGCCGCTATTGCAGAGCCAATTTGGCCTGTGAACAGGACTGAGCCTGAACTAATTAAAGATTTACCGCTAGCAAGATTGTAATTAACGCATAACCAGTTACCACTACCTAGGCTAACAAACTCCGCTGTATCACCTACTGCTGTATTTATATTTGCTGCACTAGGCAGTATTAAGCTAGTAGAATTGTAGGTAAGTATTAGATTCCCCAAAAATTCTACTATTCTTCGTGTACCTGCTTGTACTGTTCCTAATCCAGTTATGGTTGTAGTTCCCGTCACCTGGACAAAATTACCCGTAGCGGCTCCTATATTAGTAGTAGCTGCAGAAGCAATACTTGTACCAATAGCTTCATTAATAGCACCCGACATGTTGCCGCCTGTATTTGGCAAATATCCTGCATAATGAGTGTAATCAGTACATACCCAATTTCCGCTTCCTAAACTAATTACTTCTATTGCATCCCCCGCATTTACATTTAAATTGGCGTTATTAGGAAGAACAATATTAGCGGAGTTATTGATTGTCAAAGGACTTGCAAATCTTAATACCCTCTTTGTTCCAGCTTGAATTGTATCAAATAAAGAAATAGAGGTAGTTCCAGTAACTTGAATAAAGTTACCTGCGGCGGCTCCAATAGCCAAGTTAGAAGAACTTGCTAAAGTGACAGAAGTTTCATTTATTGCTCCCGTCATATTTCCGCCAGCAGTAGTAAACAACTGGCTCCATGAACTCCAAGTTCCCGCAACACATATTCTACTCATTACAGTTCCAGCAGGATAAGAACCTGCCGTTCCATAGGAAATAATTAACTGAGATGCCCAAGAAGTTAAATCATGAGCGGTATGAATAATAAACCACCATCCAGTATCGGGGGCATGAGTCAAAGCATTTCCTCTATAAAATCCAGAACCAGAAGTTAATAAACTATTAAGATCAGCACATATTTCGGCAACAGTTCCTAATCCAAACCCTCCTGGGGCAAACCCCGTACTCAAATCCATTATTTTAATCCAAGTAGGAGTCAAATCTTGTAGGGCGTATATTTGGTTTAAATCAGTTCTAAAACAAGGCATTCCTATTTGAAGGTTGGAAGTAGGAAATGCCGTTCCAGAACTTTGAGACATTACTGTTAAATCATTGTTTAGCAACTCTTGTCTACCATTAGTAATACTATCCGTTGCTTGTATACTTGTATAACTTTGCATCTAATTTCTCCCCGCTTTTTAATATCCTTTAGCACTCCAACTAACATACCCATCCAAAGACATATTTCCATCCTTTAATTCCACTACAAAGTTCTCCGCACTAACAGAGTCTATTATAACTATTCCATTAGAATCCGTTAATCCCACAGGAATAATAGAAATCTCAGGAGGGGCATGGAAAGAAGAATTAAAAGGAATAGTTAATGGCTGATTAGTAGTCAAATGTGCAAGACCGCTATCTGATATATTAGGCACATCTATATTTAATTGCCACTCATTTACATTAGGCATTTCGGAAGTCAGTCCAGACTGTAAAACAACTTTAACAATCGCATTTTGATAAGTGTAATCTCCTGTAACAATATTCTCAAATGCAGTATATCCAGCAGGACTTAAAACGTTATTAAAGTTTGATGAATTTAAATCCGTGTTAGTAATTACTAAGTCACTTATTACAGCATTTGCCCTTCTTAGTAATGAATCTACATTATGCCACGCTTCTGCCACACTTACATTATACTGCATACTTAATACATCCACAATGCCTAATGCTTCTAAAATTGATAACTGACTACTCCAATTTTTATTAAACGCTTCAGAATTAGTCCATTGCTCTATAAAATCTTTTACGAAATTTTTTGTATTACTATCAGAAGTATGCCATCCTTCTAAGAATGCTGATTTATTATAGGATTCTTTTTCTAACTCCGCATTTCTCCACGTTTCTGGAATATTTAAGTGATACTGACTTAAATCAGTCCACATCTCTATAGTATGAAAAGACTCGACTAATAATTTAATTAGATTAAATTTGGCAATAATGTCGGTTGTATTCCAGCTTTCATTATTTTGATGAGCATAAATTTGATATTCTAATTCAGTATTTGTCCAATGTTCTAATATACTTTTAAGAGTGTTGGCTAGTTTATTATCACTAGTAGTCCATCCTTCTGCGGAAATTTTGTTAGGATTTCTATAACTACTTTCGCTATTAGTCCATCCTTCTGCCCATCTGTAAGGAGAATAACTTCTTCCCGCTAGTTCGGCATTAGTCCATCCTTCAATTACTTTTAAAAATTCCGCCCAAGTATGAGAGTTGCTTTCAGTATTAGTCCATCCTTCTAAGAATTTATACTTAGTAAAGTTTTCATATTCTAATTCCGCATTATTCCATCCTTCTGCTCCACTTAATACCCAACTATTAGCGGTAGCATTAGCCCATGTATAAGGGACAGTTGCCCATGTATCAGAATCAGACGCCCAAGTTATTGCGACTCCTGGGTTATCAGTTACGTTTGCTGTCCAACTATAAGCCATCCTGGGCATCCTCCTCTAATTAAATATTAAGATAAAGTGAACTGGAATGTTGCGGTTAAAGTGTCATTTGCTCCTTTATTAATAACAGAGAAAGTAACACGGTCTAACATAACTCCAGAACTTGCTGTTGTTGAATTAAAGCATCCTGCTTCTTGAAGCGCGGCTGTACCAGTTCCAGGGTTAAACGTTGCTTGTAGTTGCCATACCTGAGTTCCAACGGTATGAGAATAGGTTGCGGCGGCACGACATACTTCAGTAACCAATGCTGTTTGAGTATTTACAGGAGTGGTTGAACCAGTTCCTAATGCGATAGCATTCATTACAGTAGTAACGCTTCCTCCACATTGCTGACAGATAAAATCAAATCCTCCACTAACAATGATATTATCTTTACGGCGAGTTTCCTTTAAGACACCGTTTTCATCTCTTAACTCTAAAAGTAGAGTTCCTTTCATTGCGACTTTTGTATTTTCCATTTATAAAATCCTCCTAAAGTTTCTAATACCAATTTATATTTTAGCATAAAGCGCGAGAGAAGTAAATACTCCCAAAGGTGCATACTGTCCATCAGTCTCAAATAGCTGATTAGATGATACAGGAAATGCCATAAATCTTCTAGTAGTAGCGGTTTGACTTATTCCAAAAGTAATATAATCATTTGTAAGAAATGTTGGAGAAATTGTTAATTTAGTTCCATCACTACTTTGTAAATAAAAGTTATTGTTTACTTTACTATAAATTAATTGAATCCAATTAGTTGCTCCCACTAATGATAACAGACAAGAATCCCCCATAAACCCTGTAGTCAAGGTCAAGGTAAACGATAAAGAAAATTCCGCAGGAATGGTTACATCATTATAATCTAAAGTAGTTCCATCCCCAATATAAATTCCATCATAATACCTTCCTAGCGAATATGTTACTCCTACAGAAGTGGTGGCATTTGTCCCTAAGTTTCCAGTGGTAGAATCTTTCATAGTAAAATCTTCTATAACGTTTGAGTTCAATCCAGTGTAATAAGCTATTTCTGAGATTACACTAATATTTAAGTCATCATTTCCAGAGGGAAACCAAGCCGCCGTTGCTTGTGGGGAATCCCAATTAAAATTAGAACTTCCCCATGTAATACCACTACCACTACCAATAACAGAAGAAAAAGAAGAATTAATCCAATTTCTTGCGCTATAAGAAGCCCCCAAATTAATAGGAATACTACATTCCCCGTAAACTGCTCCCTGATTTAATTGAAGTCCTCCACTAACTATAGAACATCCATACATGGTGCTAGCTGTTTGATGTAATGCTCCACTAACAACGTTAATTCCTTCCCAACTATTAGCCACAGCATCTAAAGTTAAAACAATAGTCCTATTAATAGCAGGGGCAACGGCAAGAGTTGCCCAAGTAGGAGTTAAACAATAATACCCATAAATATCTTTGGCTTTAATCCAAAAGTTTTGTGAACCAGAAGGAGCATAGTAAATAGTAGTGTTACCTCCCATAGCTTCTCCAATAACTGTACCCCTATCCCATGAACTTCCTGCGCGAATTTCATAAGAAACAATTTCTCCAACATTCTGTTCCCAATAAAACACTAAACTTAAATTGCTTTGAGTAACAAAAAATCCTTGAACCTGAGAAGGGGGAACTGTTACACATGAAGTATTGGCGGCAAGAGAACTATTACCAGAATTATCAACGGCAACTAAAAAGAAATTAAATGTTCCAGTTACAGAAGTTGGATAAAAATATGAGGTTGCAACAGTGGAAGATACATAAAAAGGTTGACTAACAGAAGTACCTTGATATATTTGATAGCGGTTTATATCTGGTTCTGTATTAGCACCCCAAGTTAATAATATTCCTCCAACAGTTTCTTCCGCAGAAAAATTTAGTGGTTGAGCAGGGGGAATTACCTGTCCAGTGATTAAAGTGGAGTATATGTTACTACTTTCTGAAAGAACATTATTAATATTTTCCACTAAAACTTTTACAGAATAAGTCTCTCCAGGAGTAACATTGCCAATAATATAAGAATTTGCGGGAGTGGTACCACTATATAACCAAGTAATTCCTCCATCAATACTATAGTATATAGCATAGTTCTTAAAGAACATATAAGGGGGAGACGTTATATTAATTGTTAGTGTTGAAACGATAGACTTATCATAGCATACATAATATACCTGAGAAGTTCCAGTTATAGTTGGTGCTGGCGGAGGAGATAAGGGATTTGGTAGAGTTGTAAAGTTAACAACAGGGGCTACACTACCAAAATTATCATTGTATAATTCTGAATTATACTCACGGCAAGTTATTTCTATTGCGTCATCCTCTGCTTCTGACATTTGCATTATACGGAATTGTTTTCCCGTAAAATTCATCACATAATCATTCAGAGCAATAATATCTCCAATGGTTCTCATAATTCCTCTGCGGTCAGTCTTAAACTTGCACCACATTGTAGTTGTAGTAGCTTGATTTAAGTAAAACCAAGCCAATCTACTTGCTTGTGAGAAGTTAGTTATCCCATAAATATCTACTTCTTTTGTAAATGGACTTTTGCGTATATAACTTTGCATTCTTGCTTGTGCGGCAATTTTTGCATATTCATAAGCAGGTTCTACATAAACAATATGAACAATGTCAGGAATTTCTTCTAAAGGACTCCACCAGATAGATAACTCATTCATGCAAGTTTCATCAAATACTTGCTCAACACTTCCTGGCTGTTCCACCATCATTCCATATATACCATTTTGATAAGTAGGGTATGCTGAACAAGTTCTCATCATGTCTACTAACCAATCTAGGTGGGATTTCTTCTCATCTAAAATATAATTAAGGGTAAAGCGTTTCTGTTTAGTTCCATCTTGATTAGTTATTAATTCATCACAATATTCCGCCGCATTGATAAAAGATTGAATATCAATTTGACTAACATCTAATCCTATTCCGTTATAACAAATTAAGAAATCAAGAATACACCACGCTGGATTATTACTGTATTGGACTGTATAAGTAGTAGGAGTAGAGTAAACTCTAACTAACCTTCCTGTGACAATAGCAGTAACATTATAATCCCCATTTAATTGAGAAGTTGCTTGCGCCCCAATAGTTACATAAGCATCGTACTTTAAAGAACCTACTATTTCAATAGAGTTTATTTGTTGTTGAGTAGTTGGAGTCCACCCTAAAGTAGAATATAAAGAAGTAGCGGAGTTAATCCCCGTATCTATTCCTAATACTATTGGGTCTACGAATTGAATCCCATCACCAGGATACCAATTAGCCCACGAGTTTTGTATATTAACGCTTGCGTTAGTAAGAGTAAGTGAAACTGGAGCAGAGTAACAAGGAGTCCATGCTAAATTATCGAGCGTTCCAGCATCATAGGTATTTCCTGGAATATCTGCTGTCCAGCCCTCTCCAGTAGAAACAATCTGTGAACCCACTAAATCATAGCTATTTGAACCATTAATTGTGGTTTGTAAATTTCCGCCATCTGCCCATAAATATATATAATTACCATTTACAGAAACTTTGGCATCTTCAAAAATGTTATTCCAAATCAATAAACATGTAACATCTCCACTAATAGGAATATCATTAAGTCTTATGTCACTAATGCCCTGAATTTGCCCATCACCAAAACTAACTATTTTATAAAGCCATGTTTGGTCACTACTCATTTCACTCCAAAGCATATTTCCCGCGACTTTTACTGTACCATAAATTAAAGGTATAGGTAAAGTATTATCAATAGCTGTTCCTAAATTTGCACTATAAGTTGGACTTTGAGATTGCGGTGTGTGCTTAAACAGTAAATTCATTACCATACTTACTGCAACACTTATAAGTAAATCAACTAGTAAGTCCACTATTGCTGCTGCCATTAAATCTATACCCCCTTTCTACTCTTCTTGAATATAATTTATAACTAACTATTTCCATTCCGTGACTTTGTGAACAATGAAGTAATTTTCCTTTTCCTAAATATAAAGCAACATGATAGTTTTCCAAAGGCATATTGAGGGTAATAAAATCTCCAGGTTGAAGTTTAGAAATTTCTACTCTCACACAATATTTATCAAATAAAGACAACATATAATCCCTCATGGATATTCCCTCTGGAATCCATTCAAAGCGCAAATTTCCTTTTTCTTCAGGATATGCCATATATATAGGAGCCATACACCCCAAGGCATTTCCTGTACTATCTAATTTACTATACTTCATTCCAACTGTTTTTATTAATTCTTCGGTATTCACTATCGTATAACCATTTGTCTTGGAACAGAAGGATGTCCACCAAAGTTAATTATATTTCCATAATTTTTACAGGTAGACATTACCCCATCACAACTAGTTGCATCATAAGAGTAATTAGATACAGGAACAGTGGGAGAGCCTGCATATTTACATCTTGAATCTTCAAAATTATATTGACAGTTAACATCATAAGTCATATTAGGACTTTGTTCGTTAAAATCCATAACACTTCTTTTAACTGACCACTCAAAATTAGTCGCATTCATTTTTATTTCATTCATTGCTCCACTAAAGATTAAAACAGGTGCTTCATTTGGATAGTCAGGAAAGTATTCTAGAACGTTGCAAGGTCTACTTAGGAAAATGTTGCCCAAATTAGCGACAATCCCTGCCCACACTTGACTTCTATTTGACATTTTAACGGGCATTTTTTCCAATGAACCATCTATATTAGTATCTATTTTACCTCTATCAATATCCGCAGGAATATAGGTCAATCCAGCACGAACAGGGTCTAAATTAGTTGAAGGAATGACTAAATTTTGCACATCATTAGCAACAAAGTAGAAAACATAATAATTAAGTCCATTTATAGTAGCACTTCCTAAACTTTGGCTAACTAAAACGTACTGCTCTTGTAATAATTCTAAAGAAGCTAAAGGGATAGAATCTTCTAATAAAAAGATTTCTAATAAAGTTCTTACGTTTACTTGGGAAGTCTGTAACTCAGCTTGTACATCTGCTGATATATTTCTTGGCATTTCATTCCTCCTAACTAAATACCTGTATAATTGGAATTTTAAATGTTGAATATCCTAATTCCATTATTTGATATTCTGGTTTATCTGTATCGAAACGAACTAAATATGTCTGCCCATTTCCTCCTGTTGGCTGTCCATCAATAGTAGTCACCCAAGTCCAATTAAATGTTTGTTTTTTACCTAATTGACGGGTAAAAAATGCGTCAAAATTTGCAAGAAGGGAAGGGGTCTTAGCAAATTCCAAGACCCAACTTCTTCTAGGCGCACTCCATTGGTTACGTCTTTGTTCATTACCTGAAAAATGTTCATCTATAAGAGTTTTAAATTCAGTAGAGTTAGCATAGGTGTATAATGCTTTGCATCCACAGGTAATTGGAGTAGTGGAAGGGGTAGTAGTATTAAAAATAGTATTCTGTGAAATATCTAAAGTATCCATTATTGTCCTGTTACCGCCCTTCTTAGAACTGTTCTAGAAGCAGAATCACTCATAAATGATTCTAACATTTTTTGCTTAAACATAGGAAATTGTTGTTCAAACATTTTTTGATTTTGTCCAGGGTCTAAACTTTGGAAGCTAGGACTCATACTAACACTATATTGATTGTTAGTGCTGTTTATATCTCCTACTGCTCCCCCGCCAGAATAATGAGCCGCAGGAAGATTAGTAGAAGGTAATTGTAGCTGTCCACTATTTAATTGGCTAAGAAAGTTAGTTCCATACTTCTTAACTGCTTGTGCTGTCATAACAAATTCCCCATTAGAGAGGTTGGCAGGAATATCATCAGAAGTTCCAGTTCCAGGGCCGCTTACATATCCCCCTCCAGCGCAGCCCAAAGATGCTTTAAATGCTATTACTGCGGCAGTACATATTCCAATTTGAATATTCAAATTATCTAAAGTGGCATTTAGTGTTGTCATTAATCCATTCATAGTAGCTTCTAATTCCTTTGTTGAATCTTCTTGCACTTTTTCGACATCTTTTTCGGTTTTATCTGCTGTCTCCGATATTTTTAATCCCTGAGTTATTTTATCTAATGCTTCATTACTAGTTCCTAACTTCTTAAATCCTGTATTAAGTTGGTTCATGGGGTTCTGTAATTGCGTAATAGATTGCTTCAATGGACTCATCATTTGTTGTAATTGCTGTTGCATCGCGTTAGATTGAAAACTTCCTGCCATGTTTCCTGGTCCAACCCCACCACCACTAGGAGATTGTCCTGCTCCTCCTGCAAGGTTTAATAATCCTTTTGCCGCATTTCCTACTACTTGTTTTAAACTAGCGGCTAACTGTTGGGAAACCGATTGAATAAGTGGCTGAATTATAGCATTT